CGCTCGGGTGGGTCCGTGTACTCGGCTTTATTCGCGCCGCCGGCCGCTTGGGCATCGAGGCGGGCTCAGGCATCAAGGCGGGCCAGGGCATCGAGGCGGGCTGGGGCATCAAGGCGGGCTGGGGCATCGAGGCTGGCTTGGGCATCAAGGCGGGCCAGGGCATCGAGGCGGGCCGGGGCATCAAGGCGGGCTCAGGCATCGAGGCGGGCTGGGGCATCAAGGCGGGCTGGGGCATCGAGGCTGGCTTGGGCATCAAGGCGGGCCGGGGCATCAAGGCGGGCCGGGGCATCGAGGCGGGCTTGGGCATCAAGGCGGGCTGGGGCATCGAGGCGGGCTGGGGCATCAAGGCGGGCTCAGGCATCGAGGCGGGCTGGGGCATCGAGGCGGGCTTCTCTATTCTCTGCCAAGCAGGTCTTGCCGCGAAACTTCGCATCTTCGCCGGCCTCTGCATCTGGCGTTCTCCAGAGCTCGAAGAGCAGGTCATTGAGTGCGCCGAACTCACCGAAGGCACTGTGTGCTTTGGCGAGGTAAGACTTTCACCACAGAAAAAGACGGAAACTGAGTAGTGCTGACTGAAACCACAATTCGCAAGCTGAAGCGCCGCGCCGCGCGCTATACAACGACCGACGCGGCAGGCCTTGGCCTGGAAGTGATGCCGACCGGCCTGAAGGTCTGGCGGTATCGCTACAGGTCTGAGCGCCTGGGCGAGAGCCGCCTGACCATCGGCCGCTGGCCGGGAGTCTCGCTGGCCCAGGCCAGAGTGCGCCGCGCCCAGCTTGCGGAGTGGGTCGCCAAGGGCGAGAACCCGGCGACCGCCGCGCGCGAGGAAGAGCACATGAAAAACAGCGGGCAGACGGTGCGCGAGTTCGGCGCGCACTACATCAAAGAGGTTCTGCAGCGGGACCGCAGGCACCCCAAAGAGCTGCAATCAATGCTGGAGCGGCTGGTCTGGCCGGAGATTGGCAACCGGATCATGAGCCAGGTGACCGGGGCGGAGCTGCGCGAGATCATTTTCAAAAAGCGCGATGCGGACCGGCCCGCCGCCGCCGCCGCATTGCGCAACCTGCTCAAGCGGATGTGGGACTATGCGATCGTCTGCGGCGCAGCGACGGCAAACCCGGCGCACGCCACACCACTGAAGTTCATCACGCGCAGCCGGACGCGCAGCCGGACGTTGAGCCGCATCGAGGTTGGCCAGTTTATCTCAACGCTCTACACGAGCCGGATCAGCCGCGCGCACAAGCTGGCGCTGCACCTGATTCTGCTGACTCTTTGCCGTAAGAGCGAGCTACGCTTGGCGGAGTGGGCCGAGTTCGATTTCAAGCAAAACATCTGGGAGATTCCGAGCGAGCACTCAAAGACTGGAAAGCCGCACATCGTGTACCTGAGCCGCCAGGCGCTGGCCATCGTCACCGAACTGCACGACTCGGCTAACCCACTGCAAACCTTCCTGCTGCCAGCAGAAAGTAGCTTCACCCAGCCAATGAGCGCCAGCACCCTGAATGCGGCCATGACCAGGATAAAGTGGGGGATGCCGCACTTTACGATTCACGACCTGCGCCGCACCGCCGCCACGCTGCTGAGTGAGGCTGGCTACGCGCCGGACGTGATTGAAAAGGCGCTCAACCACACCATCAAGGGCGTCCGCGGCGTCTACAACCGGGCCGAGTATGCCGACCAGCGCCGCGAGATGCTGCAAGCGTGGGCCGACATGGTCGACGAATGGAGAAATGTGTGAGATACCTGGACGTATGCACCGGAATTTCAGCGGCGACGGTGGCATGGAGACCGATGGGATGGCAGGCCGTGGCGTTCGCCGAGATTAACCAGTTTCCGAGCGCGGTGCTGGCTCACCACTATCCAGAAACGAGGAACCTTGGCGACTTCACGAAAATCCAAGCAAACGAGGCCGGGCCAATTGACCTTCTTGTCGGTGGAACCCCCTGTCAGGACTTCAGTATCGCAGGACTCAGAGCGGGTGTGGCTGGAGAGCGCGGCAACCTCACGCTTGAATTTCTTAGACTGGCTCAACGCCTGCGGCCCCGCTGGCTGGTATGGGAGAACGTCCCCGGAGTGTATTCCAGCACTTCCAAACACGCTCCCGATCACTCTCACGACGGTGATGGACGATGGCAAGATGACGCAAACGAAAGCCATGCGTTCGCCTGTTTCCTGGCCGGACTTCAAAAACTCGGGTATGGGTTCGCCTACCGAACTCTGGACGCTCAATACTTCGGAGTTCCACAGCGCAGGCGTCGCGTCTTCGTTGTCGGACATCTTGGAGACTGGCATCGTTCCGCCGCGGTACTTTTTGAGCGCCAAAGCATGTCGGGGGATACTCCGCCGTGCAGAGAAGCGCGGAAAGACGTTGCCCCCCCGCCTTAGCGCGCGCACTCACGGCGGTGGTGGACTCGGAACCGACTTCGACTGCGATGGAGGATTGATCGCCGGCACGTTGTCACCAGGGGCGCATCCCGGCAGCTACAACGGTCAAGACGCTTATTCAGGTCAACTGATCACCGCGCCACTGACTCAGAACCCCTACGCAGATAACGAGAGCCGCGAATCCTTGCTGGTCACGCACGCGCTCCGCGCCGATGGCTTTGATGCCAGCGAAGACGGGACCGGCCGCGGTACGCCGCTTGTTCCGGTGGCGTTCGTCCAGAACGCTCGTGACGAGATAAGACTGTTCAACGGTGACGGACAGACAGTAGGCGCTTTAGCGGCAGAACCTGAAGCAAAGCAGCAATGCTATGTGGCGTTCGACTGCAAGGCGTCAGGCCGCAACGGATTCGGCGTTGGAGAGGTAAGCCCCACCCTGCGCAGCATGGGTCACAAGAACACGCACCAGAACGCCGGGGGGCAGGTTGCGGTGATGACTCTTGCAATCCGTGGACGTGACGGCGAACCAACGCTTGAAATCCGCGAGGATGGCACAGCGAACGCGGTGCTCACTCCGAACGGGGGGCGTGGAGGAATCGGCGTCGGTGCCGTGGCTATTCAAAAGCGTGCTATCTGCGAGAACCCTGACGCCGGTCCGGATGGCGTAGGGGTGCGGGATGACGACACATCGTACTCACTTGAGGCGCGCACAGTACCGCAAGCGGTCATGACGCCAACCATGGCCGTGCGCCGCCTGACTCCACACGAGTGCGAGCGTCTGCAAGGATTCCCCGACGATTACACGAAGATCACCGCCAAGACAGCGGACGGACCGCGCTACAAAGCCCTCGGGAATAGCATGGCCGTGCCCGTGATGAGGTGGATTGGGGAGCGGATTGCGATGGTTGAATCAATCACAGAAAGGCCAAAGAAATGAAAATTAGACGCCGCGGAGCGCCGGGACACCGGCCCGTTGTACCCCCGCCAGCACCCTGCGGATATGAGAAGATCTGCGCTCAACAAGGCGTGCCATTAAACCTGGGCGCAACAGACCCAATTGTGGTATCGTGGATTCGTGCGAACCGGAACCACTGCTATGTCCCGGAGGATGTTTTGAGCGAGCTGAACCTGAGCGTGAATTCCAGAATCGGCGATTATGGCCTCACCCCTGGCGACAACTGGCGCGCTCCCCACGCTGGCCACTTTGGCCGTTCATTCTCCGACGAATCAGGCGAAATTGAAGCGAATCAAGGGTAAACAAGGGCCAGAAAACCACTTGACAGCCTTCTCAAAACTCGGATAAATAGAAGGGGATGGGGTACGCCCGAGCTTTGCGCATACGAGGACGGGGCACCACAGAAGCGCCGCGTGCTGGCCAGAGTGGGCCGAAGCGGAAGCCGCCAGGGGCCAAAGAGCCTGGACAAACCACTCACCTGCACCATAGGAGTCGGCAGTGCCAGCACGAAAGATTCCGAATCGAGTTTGTGTTATAGCAGGCCGACAGAATTGGACACCGTTCATCGGGGCCTGTCGAGGCCGAGACCATGGCCACATCACCGGCATCAAAGCTGCTCAACTGGTTGACCAGGGATCGGCGGAATGGGTAGAGACAGCATGGACCGAC